ATAAAGGTTTGCCGCCAAGATCTACTATATCGTAAATAGTATACTTGAAACTTACATCTGCTGTAAAGTATTGAATGTCTGTTGCTGTAGCATCAAATGATAATGTTGAAATAGTATATGGAAATAAGTCTTTAAAAACCACTTGGAAGTTTGGAAGAGAAGAACTTGATAATACTTGAAGAGTTCCATCCGAATATATGTTTTGTCTATCTTGAGAATAATTTCCCTGAACAATTCCTTTTTGTTCTAATTCCGCAAATTGACTCAATCTTTCCGGGAATCCAAGACCTCTAATCCAATTTTGAATGCACATATAGTTTTCAAGATTTTCATCAACAAGAAATCTTAATGTTAAATCTCCAAAGTCTATAATGTCTCCTGGAGTTGGAAGCATTTTTGTATAAGATGGCTGTATTGCAACGCCAAGAGTCAGTTCTGGTATATTTGCTTGATTGCAAAAAAATGCTACTTTGGGTTCTCTTGATAAACTGAATTTAAATCCTGTAGGAGATAAAAAATTTCTATTTTCTGGCTGTCCTGCTACCATGTTTTTTTAAATATTTAGATAAAAAAAGGACCCTTTCGGGTCCCTTGGAATTTAATGTTAATAATCTTCACATTAAATTTTTGACCGCCACGCGACGATAGTAACGGTTAGCGTTAACAGTAAGAGCGCCGAGACCCTGAGTTTTGCCTTCAGCAAATGGGTTAGCAACAAGACCATAACGAGTCTTGAAGCCAATCTTAGGCTGGAAGCTGTTCTCACCAACGGCACGTACCATTTGGAGAGGAACATATGGGCAGTAGAAGATACCAGCGTCATAAGGAGAAGAGCCCTTATAACCGACAACGTAGTACTGATTAGCTGGAGCGCCGTTAGCAGCAGTTAAGTTAGCCGAATATGGGTCAATGTAGACGCGGAATTTGCCCATTAGAGTACCAGCAAAGGTGTTGCCGGTATCATCAACAGACAGGTTAGCGTTGAGTGCAGGGGTGTAGTCGAGAACACCAGCCATAGTCAGTGCCGAAGCAACGTCAGCAGAGCACATGATGATGTTGCCCTTCCCGCGACGAGTTCTCTGAGCAATTGCGTTCGCATCTCTTTCGATTTGGAACAGAAGACCCTTGAACTTCTCAACCGACCAACGACCATTGGAGTCAACGTCGAGGTCAAATACGCCAGGAGTTGCAACGTTTTGTACAGCACCCTGTTCAGCAACCTTGTAGATGGTTCTGATGACTTCGCGGTTGATTTCAGCAAGAATCTCAGTTGAGAGAATGTTTGCGAGTTCTGCTTCAGCATTTAGACCGTGGATTGCCTTGAGGTCTTGAGCGAGTTCTAATGAATACTCAGCTTTCAGAGCGCGTGACTTTGCAGTAACAGTGACTTTCTCGATCGAGAAAGCCATCTGGTTAAATTGACCAGAATCTCCTCCAAGTTGCTCTGAATCGCCAGTAGTCATTCCTTGACCAACATTGTAGTCTAGGTTAGTACCACCAGTGTTTCCTGCAACTGGGTTCAGAACTGATGGGTTTGTGCCGCTTTGTGCGGTAGTACCCATACCAGAAGTAGCAGAACTAAATCCAGTTCTACCATAGACAGAATCTTGTCCCGAGAAAGCAGTATCTACTTCATCATAGAAGGTCTCAGTACCGTTCTGACCAGTATAGCGAGAACGCATTGCGAAGATGAGTCCAGTAGGACCACTCATTGGTTGAACGCCAGCGAGGTCATAAGCGACCAGGTTAGGCATTGAACGACGAATGAGTGAAATCAGAACTGGATCAAAACCTGCGGTAGGACCACCAGCAGCAGAAGATCCACCAAATGCACCTGAAGCACCAGCAGCATTGCCGGAGTTGGTGATTGGTGCTTCCATCAGGTTGCCGATTCCACCTGAATTAAATGCTGACTCCTCTCTGAGGAATTTTTCTTGGTTTTCGAGCAGGACAGCGGTTACAGCTCTACGATGAGAATCTTTGATTGGATCAAGACCCTGATAGTCTAAGAGAGGTGCCCACTTTTCCTGCAGATGTTCGGAATGAAACATTTGCTTTTTACCTTTTAACTAAAGTGCGTTTTTGTGTTTGAATTATATTAAATTCAATTATTTGCCGAATGCTGAAAGAGTTCTGAGATATGCAGCCATTGAATCCGAATAAGTTTCGGGAGCAACATCTACACCTTCAGACAGTGTTTCAGTCTTAGCAGATGGAGCGACTACTCTTGAAGGAAAATATGATTCCTTCAAAGTCTCCAGTTTTTCACGATATTCTTCTTCACTTTCAAACTCAACACTTTCGGCAAGTGAAGCGAGCTTGTCTCTCTGTGTGTCTGCAAGACCTACAGCGACTTGTTCAAAGATTCCAACCGCAGCTGACTCAGCGAGACGCTTGTGGAGGGAAACATTCTTCTCAATTTGCTCGTTGAGTTTTGTCTCCATTTCATCAAGTTTTTCTACCATGCTCTCAAGTACATCATATTTTTCTTCAGGGATTGATACATAATGTTCTTCAAAAAGACCCTTCATTCCTTGGAGGAATGATTCAGTCATTTCGGTCTTAAGACCTTGCTCAATGGTGAGTGCATTTTCTTCCATCCACTCGCCAGCAACATACTCAAGGTATGCATCTACACGCTCTGCAAGTTCAGTCTTAATTTCTTCGACTTCTTCTGCAAGTGCTTCTGCATACTGCTCTTCAAGAGCTTCCTTGATTTCAACAACCTTGGAACGAATAGCAGCCTCAAAGATAGTGCGTGCTTTCTCTTGGAACTCTTCTGAGAGTTCTTCGCCAGCAAGCAGAGCGTTAACATCTTCTTCAATGTTATACTCTTCTTCCACTTCCTCTTCGTCTTCGTCTTCTTCTTCGTCTTCTTCTTTCTTCTTCTTACCTTTTTCTTCCTTACTATCCTCTTCTTCCTCTTCCTTTGCTTCTACGATCTCTTCATCTTCATCGATCTCTTCTTCGATCAGATCCTCATCTTCGAGCTCTTCCTCTTCTTTGTGGAGACCTTTCATAGGATCAGCACCTTTAGCACCTTTATTGACAACATCCTTAACTTGCTTAAGGGTTGCGCCAGGTGCTTTGAGTTTTGCCGAATCATCATCTGGACGATAATTTGAGGGATCGGGGCCACCTAGATCTTCCCATCCTGCAGTTTGACCGGGCGTTGAACCAGATAAATGTGGCATTGCTTCCGCTGCCTTTGCATTGGCATTGACAGCGGTTCTGGATTGCTTTGTGCCTACTTCCATTTCTTGTAAATCTCCACGAGACATTTGAACTCTCCGTTTAACCTTACGTTATAAACTATATTTATTTATAATTTAATAAATTACAATGAGTTTAAGAACTCATTAAATAAAGATAACTTGTATTCTTCGAGAATACCTTGATCGACTAGAGTATTAACTCTCTTCTCAAATTTTGCAACTTTTTGCTCAAGAATGCCATTATTCCAGACCCACTCAACTCCTTCCATAATACCTTGAACAAAAGCATCGGGTGCAGAAGGATCTGCTACAATATCTGCGGCGGTTGCAAGCATAAAGTCTTCTCCAACTTCTCTATAGCCTTTTTGGTTTTCTCTTAGAGAACCAATACCGCGAGAAGAAACGCCTAGACAAACTCCATCCTTAAGGAGAGATTCTGCAATCTTACCCATAGGAGTAGATAAAATTTGTGCCTTACCTACAAAATTATTTCCCTCTTGACGAAGTTCTACAATCTTGTGCGATACCCTATCAAGATTTACCGTGGGACCATCTGGGTGTCCAAGTTCACCAAGAGCACGACCTTTATTTACATAACTTTCAGTATAACGCTTTACCTCTTTTTCCATAATAGAAAGAGGATAAAGTCTTCCATTTCTGTTTACGCACTCTGCTTGTAGAAATGGTCCTTTAATATAAAGTTTTGCGTTACTACCTTTTCCTTCAGTAATAACTTCTACTTTTTCTATTTCTTCTCTGATAAGTTTCATTTTTCTTAGTTGGTAAATCCTACTTTTGCTGCTTTAATGGAAGTTGATGTCCAGATAACATCTGTTGGAAATTTTTCTAAAAATTCGACCGTATTTCCCGGCATTGAAAAATAATTAGTAGTTGCTGCTCCAACTGAAGTAGAAACGCCAACAGTAACAATACCTGAAGTGTCATTATGAAGTCTTACGCAACTTGCACTACCAATGCTCGTTGCAGCACCAGCACTTGCACCAGTTGATACTTCAGTTTCAATTATTTTAGTTCTTTGCATTGGTATAATAAAGACTTTATTAGTTATTTATTATTATTAGTCTTCCACATAAATCAATGATGCCTTAGCAGAAGTCATATTACTTGTAGAAGTCATAAAAATACTAATAAAATTATTCGGTGGAATATCAATACCCAAATCACTTAAATTTGCATCCAAAGTATCTCCATTGGAAATATGGAATGCTGCTACTGGTTGATATGTTTGTGTTGCACTCATTACAAATAATCCATCAACGTTTTGTGTTGCATAAAAAGATGCATTATATTCATTTACACTGGTCCACTTTAAATATTTTGCGAGATTTGGATTTACATAAAGATATAAGATTGCTGGGTCTCCATTAGTATTCACGGAAGCAGTAACTCTTTTAAAAATCAAATCTCTTGTATTAACTTTGTTTTGGTAAACAAGTTGATTTTTAACTGATAAAATATGATACAAAGAACCTGGAGAGTTCATTGTATCATTTCTTGAACCTGTTGCCGAATATGAATATCTTACTTGCTTCACAATACCTTCAACTGCACCCATAAATGATGCACCTCTACAAGTTACAACACCACTTGTAGCACCACCAAGATTTGCTGCAACATATCCAAGTTTAAGTGATGGATTATTTAAGTGCGGAGTTATGTATCTATTGGAATAGTGTTCGTGATGGAAGAAAATCATATCTCCATTCAGAGGATTTTCTATTGCATAACGAATTTCTCCAGCACCTAACCAACGGAAGTTAATCTGATAAACATTCAGTTTTGATGGGTCTAGTGTAATACCAGAATATCCAGTTCCATCAAGTTTATCTAAATTAAAATCTTCCTGTGGTGTCCAGTATTCTGTTTGTGTTGCACCAGACTGTAAATCTGAGTGGGTATATGTAATTGTTCCATCACTTGTGATACTTTCTGCACCAGATTGAAATCCTAGTGATGTTGCAAGGAATTGAATTTTTGTTTGGTCATATTCTGCAAGGTATAGAGCATTAAAGGTTGGTTGTGCTCTTAATCCCTGAACAAGTTGTGCAATATTACCTGCAAGATTTCCTGAAGATACTGTAACTGTTGCAAAACCTACATTGTTAATAGTAACATTTACATTACCATTATCGAGAGCAGAGAATGTAAATTGGTGAATATGTG